GTTCTAGGGTCGATACCTGCCTCTACTAGCTCAGTGTGCAGCCCTAGCGCAAATCCCGTCATTGCCTTATCGGTACCAAACCACTCATTTTCTTCTTGCCAGTCGAGTGCTTTAGTATCGGGCGTTGGAACTTGCTGCTCTTGAGGTTGATTATATACAGGATCTTCTTCAAATTGTAAAGGCCGTAGTGCACTGGATTGATCCTTTTTCAGCGTAGCCTTAGATATAGCCTCTTGTGCATCGGCAATCTTATCTGAGTCACCAGAGTCATAGGCATCCTTAAACCCGCGTTTAGCTGCTTCCATCTGCTGATCTGCTGCTTCCCGTGAGGTATTAACTAGGACTTCACTACCCTCACTTAGCTGCTTCTGCAACTTCTTTGTAGTTTCAAACTGATGCTGGGCGAACTTAACCGCTTCTTCTCGCTCCCGTAAGGCGGCTTCTTTAGCCCTACGCTCATCGTTGTAACCTTTGGTTAGCTTCTTGATACGCTTCTGAACACTACCAGAATACTTATCTAGCTCATCATCCTCATCACCATCTTCTTCTGCATCACTGGCATCACCTGTTTCTTTAGCTACAGGCCGGCCTTTATCTGCTTCAGGGGTGTCATCAATAATATCTATCTCGATGTCAGGGTTTTCTTCTGCTGTTACTGATACTCCTTCGTCCTTATCCATGTCTAATCTCCTTATACGCGGGAATAACCACGTGGATCATCCACGGTAGCCATCACGTTATCGTCTGCAATGAGTCGGAATTCCCGACCATGTATTTTTACCCGGGTACCAGCATAAGGCCGTACCAAGACAAAATCCCCTTCCTTACACCAAGCACCTGTAGGAAACCGTGTTTCATCCTTATATGCTAGGTCACCCATCCGTACTACAAACAACACCATAGTAGTAAACTCTTCTGTCTGGCGCGTAGTATCAGCCTTTATAATGCCGCCCTCATACTCCTTATCTACTTCAGGAATAGCGCATAAGATGTTGAATCCACTAGGATTTGGAAGTTGTGAGGCTTTTTCTTCGTTGGTTGTATCTTGTGTAAATACTAGATTAGGGTTAGTTGCATCAACCCCGATAAGAATATCAGACATATAAAACTCCTTTCTGTGCACAGTCTTGCGACCGGTTAATTGTACTTCGCTCTTGTTACTACAAGGATGGGGTCATCTACTCATCTGTGTCCTCCCCACGCTCTATCATATTTAGCATGTGCTTTATCTTCTCATTCGCAAGGTTTAACCCATGAATTACCCCACACAACCTCCGGTACTCCTCCATATTAGGGGGTTTACCAGAGGCGACGCTTTCTACATACGCACGGATGTCCGCGTTATTTTCTTCTATCAGATGCCTAAGCAGCTTTACACTGTCCATCCCTTATACCCCTTTACCCGGTAACTTAGGGTTCATCCCAGCTTTGTGAGCCTGAGCTATTTGATGACCTAGCTGTACACCCTTAACTTGAGCATCAAGGTTAGCTCGCGCTTCACCCAACTCTTGTTTATCAGCTGCGGCTACTGCATCTGTTTGCATTTTTGTTTCTCTGTGCTTGATCTCAGAGCCTAGCTTGACCCCAGCCAACTGCATATCAAACTCAAGGCGCTTCTCTTCCAGATCTTGTTTATCAGCCAAGGCAACAACATCCGTCTGTAGTTTCTTTTCCTTGAGTTCTAGCTCTTTTTGCTTTATCTGCAGTTCTTGCTGCTGCATCTGTACGATAGGATCTTGTTGTTTCTGCTGTGCTTGTTGTTGCTGCATTTCAGACTGATTAGCCTGTAATAGCTGTTGAGCCGCCATCGCAGTAAGTTTAGATATTTGAAGCTCAATCTCTGGAGGTAAAGTAACATCCTCACCCGCTTCATCTTTATTGGCTGGAAGAGCAGCACCAAGCTGTTTCTCTATCTGATTACGGTACTCCATAGCAATATGCTCACTAAGGTGGGCCATACCTGCAGCTTGTTTAGCCTGTGCTGTTGGGTCTTGACCAATTAACTGTGCCAACTTAGGGTCTTGCATAAAGGACATATGAACCTTGATATGTGACTCATGATCTTGGTACTGGAAGGCTTTAACCGGTTTACCTGTAAGTACAGCCATGTTTTCTGATACAGGGTCCATCGGTTTGTGGTCATCATCCATCGGCACTAGCTTGTTAGCGTTCTTTACTCCTAGCACCTCAGCCATCTGACGGTGTAGCAATGGGAGGTTGTATATCTGAGGAGCTGCCTGTGCATTCTGCATTACTGCTTGATACTGTATAACCTTCTGGCTCATGGTTGATGCATTTGGATCAGATACAGGGATCACGTCACACATATCGTAATCAGCTTGCTTGATCTGAGCCCCACCATCTACATCATATTCGTATTCCTCAGGTGTATAGTCGCGGATCACACCTGCCAACAGCTTAAACTCTTGCTTCATAGCGAAGTGGAGCCTAGCCTGTACCGCAGACATAACCTTTAATGTCCTTTCTAGTATGGCTAGTGTTGTCCCAACCGGTGTATTGGCTGACATGTCTGAGATCTGCATATCCCCAGCCGATGCAAACCTACGACCTTCCTCTACGATATTCTGCATGAGCAGGTATAGGGTCTGGCTTGGCTCTTTGTACGGCAGCGGCATGATGTTGTCGCGGATTACACCTGATGACACATCCACATCACGGAACTCGCCCGGAGCGATAGGGGTATCATCACCTTTAACGCGTAATCCCTTGGTCTTGTACCCACCCGGGAGATTAGATAGAGTACCTGCATCAACTAATTGTCTAAGAATAGACGTTGCACTCTGGGCAAAGCCACCAACAAGGTGAATTAGACCAAAACCGTAGAAGCCAAACCCCGGAACGTACGTATAATGTACAAAATGCTGCCTTTTGAGTCTCAAAGGATCATCTTCATACCAATTTCTACGAATTCCAAGGATTTGGCAGGTCCCCTTCTCAATTGTGACCACATATGGGAGGGCAATCTCATCCTCATCCTCATATCCCTCAAGATTTAGGTCAATATGCATCTCCAGAACCCGAAAACGATCATCTGAGGTAGCAGTAATGCCCTGTTCTTCTGCCTTTTGCTTATCAATATCGTCTAGTGTAGTAGTCGGTTCACCTAAATCTATGTCTAAATAGAACCCAGAAGCCTGCAATTTGCGTATATCGTTAGCTGTTTTGCGCATTATATGTGTCACACATTCAGCTGTTTCGAGGCTAGATGACCCATAAGGCACTACCATATCCTCTGCGGGCACAAACATTGACACTTGACGGCCTAATGATGGGTCGTAGTAGACCTTTTTGAATGCCGAACCCGCTAGTGGTAGGGCCCAAAGCATCTTTTCATGTTCTGGACGGTACTCAACCATACGTTCAGTAAGCTGAAAGTTCATATCATCACGAACTCGGGCAGCAGCTGCCTGCGTAACCGGCGTTTCTTTACCGATTATCGTGGTTTTTACGGGTCCAGCGGCAGGAAAGGTCTCCATAATGGACTCTGCTTGGAACTTGACTACTGCTTCTGCCAGTATAGGATGGAACGCACCACAAGCACCACTCCAAGGCTCTGACCGTTCCTCATATTTGAGGCCCAGCAGTTTTAGTCCTTTGACGTATGTGTCAACCCAGTCTTTACGTGCGTTCCAATCTTCGTTGTACTGGTCTACTAGAGTAGTCCCTAATGAGGACAGTACACCATCTTTCATCTCTTCCGCTAAGTTAGCGTCAAAGTCTCCTTTAGTAGTCTCATCAGTATTAGTATCCTCTTCTTCACCTATTACTATTACAAGCTCTGCATCTGGACTTTCTTCATCTAAACCGACAGGCGCTTGATATAATGCTTTATCCATATTTGCCATTTTCTATTTAACTCCTTCTAATGATTTCATCCAAACCAGCGTCCTTGCTACTTCTGCGGTCGTTGCATCCGACTTAATAGAATTAGCTTTCATAGATATTACTGCGACATTTCCTACAACATACCCACCATTAGGATCTAATCTGTCTAGTGATGGACTGCAGGGTTGCTGTTTTATTAGTCCTACAAATGTAAAGGTTGTTCCAAATACTGGGCATATATCTGGGGTAATACTCATGACATACTCATTAGTAATATTAAACTCATAATCCCGCTGCTTTGATCTTTGTCTGGCTCCGCCAACAGCACTAACTACCCACGACCATTTTGGGTTACGTTCCCGCCACCGCTTATTCCGTAGTCTATGGGCTTCAGTCTGTTCTGCGTTCATCAGTAGTAGCCTTCTCTTCTGTGGCTTCTGAATCCTATTGGTTCCCCAACCTCATCATCTGGCAAGGTTAAGAAACCTCCTTTGCGGAATCTTAATAACGCTTGAGTCGTAGAATCAACCAAGTCATCATTACTGCCGCTGGGAAAGTCGTTACATTCTTCCATAACATCCTTAGCCCACCGCTTATCTGGAGCCCAAACTATACCAGAAGCAAAGAGGTCAGACACGGCATTTACCCTAGAAATCTTGTCGTTACCTTTACTTGGAGTAAATTCCCCTACAGGAATTCCCATCCTTCTCATCTCTTGGTAGAGGGCTGCACCATTACTTTTCTTCTCAACTACAAAAGCATCAGGTTCCCACTCTTTATATTCTCTTAGTACAAGTTTCTTTAGCTCTGGAAATTCTAGGCGCTGCTTAATAGAGTTAAGCAGTATTATATTATGTTTATCAGTCTCTTCGTTAAGAAATACCCCCCAAGTAGTAAGGGCATTATAATCCGCACGATTAGTAGCTTCTTGAGCCGCGTCTAAGCTCATTATAATAAACTCACACTTAGGCGGGTCTGGTTTGTCCCATATCCGCCACCACTCTCTTTTTATGAGCGCCCCAGATTCTGCAGTGGGGTCTTGCATGTACTGTGCTTGCCAGTACCGGGGGTCCATGCCAATCCGTTTAGCTTCTAGTTCCTCAACAGGCCAGAAGTCAGGCCATAGGGCTTTACCCGAGTCTAATATAGCTGGAAACTCAACTATCTCCCACTGATCGGCCCCCTCATTTTTGGTCATATGATTAATGATCTGACCTGTTAGATCCAGCTTACTCCAGCGGGTCATCACTATAATAATGGCTCCACCCGGCATTAGTCGTTGTATTGGACCAGCCTGAAACCATTCCCAAGCCGGAAGAAAAGCTGAAGATAGACCTGACTTGGCATCTTGCTCTGAGTGGGGGTCATCAATGATAAACAGATCGGCACCCCGCCCTGCCAGTGCACCCCCCACCCCAATAGCAAAATACTCCCCACCAAAGTTAGTGCCCCAACGTGAGGCAGACTTAGAATCTTGCTGGAGTTCTATCTGGGGAAAGATTTCTTTGTACTGGTCATTAGCTACCAAGTTTCTTACCCGTCTACCAAAGTTAACAGCTAAGTCGGCAGTGTGGGAAGCCATGATAATCTTCTTGTTTGGGTACTTGCCTAAGAACCAAGCTGGGGCTAGGTATGAGATAAGCTCTGACTTTCCATGCCGGGGGGCGATATTAACAATCACCCGTTTCTTTTTACCGGCAGCTATATCCTCAAAGATTCTAGCTAATTTGCGGTGGTGGGGGCCAACCTTATAGCCAGAGTACACATGTTCTGCAAAACTCAATAGGTCAACCTGAGCATTAGTCTGGGTTAACTTGGTCTTATATTCTTTTAATAGTTCAGCAGTTCTTCTCTTTTGTGTATCCGGCATTGTGGGAAGTGCCTGTTTTAGCCGGATAATATCTTGTGGAGTAAGAACAAGTCCTGTCATTTGGGGGGTTTAATCCGGGGCAGTCTAATGGGGGTAACGTCAATTGTTCTAGCCTCAATACTTTCCAAGGTCTCTAGGAGTTCTTTCTCGACTTCTTCTATAGACTGGATTTTGTGCGTTACTTCGGTGCGCTTCTTAAATGCATCAACACCATCTACTTCACCTAGTTTAGTGAGCGCCATTATTCTTTCCTTGGCATTTGCAGAGTTCTCTATCTCACGTATTAGACTATTAACTACATATAGTTTTAGTTCAGCTAGATCCGCGACAATAGCTACATTCATCTGGGCAACCATACCAGCAAGAAGGGCTAGGGTTTCGTTGGGGTAGTTAGCAAACTCAGGTCTATAAGTAGGGTTGGCAGCCATTTCCATAGCTAGTTCTTTAGCTTCACTAACATTGTCTTGTGTTGCAGTGAGTGGCTGGCCTGTTATGTCAGAGAATAGTTTAACTATGTTTGCCCGCATCTCTAGCTCTTGAGACACGGATAGGTTTGGGCAGGCTTCCTTAGCATTAGCTGGTAAGGGAATGTTTTCTTCTATTTCAGGTATTAATACTTCCATAGAATCTCTTAGTGTCTACATACGCCAACATGACGAACTATAGCAAATTTTTTATATAATAGTCAAACAACCGGGCTTTCTAAATGAGACCGGGGGGTGTTCCGTGGAAAACTATCCAGTGATTTGTGTCTATTATGG